CCTATATTAATATTTTGTCTTGTCATTTTTTAATCCTAATAAGTCTATTTATACTAGAAAGATGAATCACTTAAATATCTTGTGAACATATCATTATCCATTGTTTCAGTTGCTAATGAGAAGTCTGGAGTTGCTCCACCAGCACTATCTCTAATATCACTATCATCAAAAGTAAATGAGTTTACTCCAATCAACTCATCTATGCTTGAATAAAACTTTTCTAATTCTACTGTCGTTAAATTTTGATAAACGTTTACTAATTGATTTAATCCAATTCTTATATTTGTACCATCTGAATCTATTAATAATGTTTCTTGTACAAATGGAATAGTTAAAGGAACTAAAGCTTCTGAAGATAGCGACGGCCCAGAAGTTGCCGCAGAGTCCAAAGGTATTGAAAGAGGTGCTGTTAATGATAACAAAGCCTCAGTATCAGAAACAACCTGTCCTTCAAAATAAAAACCTGCAGGGTGTATAAACTTTTTATATAATTCATTCCATTTACTTACGTCGATTGGTGTTTTTACTTGTAAACCGAATGTTTGAAATAATTGATTATTTTGTATAAATTTTAAAGATTCAGTTCCTATCGTACTTGCTGAATCACCAATGTTAAATACAGATTCTTTACCATAAACTATCTCTGCTTTTTGTTGAAAAAACAATCTAAAAAATTCTTCAGCTGAAAAACGAGAACCTTTCAATCTTAAAAATTGTGCAAGTCTTCTTAATGCAAATCTTGTATCAGTAAAGTTACCACCAGTTTCTAAATTAGCTGCAAGTTCGTTAACATAACTATTTAGCAGCTCATTTGGCATTTCACCAATATCTTTTGTAGCAAATATTTGTTTTAGATCATCACCAAATGAATGTGTAGCGTCTGCTGAATCTAAAAAATCATAATATTTTTCTACAAATGAAACAAGTTTTGGAAACTCGCTTGTGAAATATTCAGGTAAAGCTTCACGTACTTTTCTTACTTGAAAGTTTTTAAATCTTCTTTTACTTGCAAAATCAATCGCCATTATAGAGTAACCTGTGTATTTTGAAAATCAAGTACTGCTCTAGCTGTTGACAAGCTTGTATCAATATCAAGAATAAAGTTTCTTAAAGGTCTTACAGTGTTTTGATTTGCTGGTGTAACATTAAAATTTATTTTACTACCCTCAAATCCAGTCGGTTTAAATCCTACTAAAGATATTGTACCAGCTGTGCTGTCGAAAGATCCAACATTATCTACTTCAACGCTACCATCTACCGATATTACTTGTAACTTATTTGAACTTAATAAATTTCTAATAAAGCAAGTTTGATTGTTAAATGTAAAATTTGTACTTCTAACTACATAGTCAGTTGCACTAGGCTCTGCAATCGTAACAGGTAAAGAAATGGTATATGCTAATGAAACATTTAAAGTAGGTATAAAACCTTGTCTTAATTGAACTTCTATTTTTGAGTTTAATATTGCTGGATCCAAAGCATCAATTAACGTTAATAAGTTTGATCTTCTAAATACTTTATTAAACTTTTTCAAGTTAGTAGTAAAAAAATTATTAATAGTATTCTGTACTAAACTTTGTATAGCTTGCGGAGTTGAACCAGTTAAATCAGGATCTAAATTAAAAGTGGTCGTTAATACCATATTAGTAGTAACAGGATCAACAAATTCTGTATCTATTGACATTATTGACAGATTATCAGTCAGTTCAGTTTTAATTCTATCTTTTACGTTTTGTTGTGTATCATCTGATATGTTATCTTTAAACTGTAAACCTACAAACACTTTTCCATATATTCTTGGTACATTATCATTTCCACCAAATGAAGTAACATCATTTATAAAAGCACCGAACTTTGTTTGTATTAAGGCTTTATAATCTTCAGCAGTAACTAATCTTCTTTGTGATGAAAAAGCAATAGGTGCATTTTGTCTTATAGATTCTATACTTTCTTTTAATGAACCACCTGCTGAATTACTTTCAGTTATAACTGTTATATTAAACTGAACACCATTTACAGTAACTATAGAATCAGTGGTAAAAGTTGTTGCACCATTTGCAGTGGTTCCTACAGTTGAAAGATAGTCAATAATAATTTTGTTACCTGCTACTGGAGCTTTACCAGTTGAAATACCATCACCAAAAACTATTTCATAAAAACCGTTTGGTGTTTCTTTAATTTGATAAAAAGTTGAATCGTCTGTAATTCTAATAGCATCTACTAAACTCGTATATGTTTCGAAAGTAGTTGAAGACGCAGTTGGAAACACTCTTACACGGATTGTACTTATATCCATTGTAATGTCTGGTATAACAAAAACTTGTGTGTCTGAAGTATCACCAACAAAAAATGTTTTTGTTTTTTCTATTCCTTCAAAGACAGGTATTGAAGTTCCATCATCTTTATTTAAAAATTGATATGCACCATTACCGTCATCTGTTCCTACAAAATTTTCTCTTGTGCGAAACGTATAACTGACGTCATTAACAGAACTCGTAAAAGTTGTTCCTCTCGGTAAAGTAATCGTTGTAGGCCTGTTACTGCCGGTAACTAATACAGATAAATTTAAACCAGCTTGTGAAGAAGTAAAAGATCGCGGAACATAACCTAATCCTTCAGCAAGAGCTACAACAGAACTTCTTAATTGTGCACTGTTTATAAAAGATTCATTCAATGCAAAATTAGCAGTTAAACCATTAAAATGAGTATTATAAGCTAACACGTCTAATATGTTACTTAATCCAGAAGCTTCAAAATCATAATCTTCAAACTCTGATTGTTGTTTTAAAAAATCTTTTAATCGACCTTTTATAGTGTCAAAGTCTAGTTGAGTTGATTTTATAGTAGTTGCCATTACCTTAACCTCGTTAGATTTAATTCAGTAGTTACTGTTTCGTTACTGTTAACAACTCTAAATGTTACTGTTACTTTAACTTCGTTAGTAGTTTCTCTTAAATTTGTCGATACATTTAATACAACGGCCCTTGGTTCAAATATTTCAATTGTTTGTATTATTCTATCTTTTACTTCTTCATCATTAAAATCTGTACTTAATGAAAATAACAATGAATTTAAATTAGCACCATATCTTGGTAAAAATGGTTTTTCCGCAAAGTTTGTTAACAAAATATTTTTTACTGCTTGTTTAACAGCAGCAGCATGTTCTTTTTTAAAAATATCACCAGATGCTTTTTTAGCAAAAGACAAATCGATATCTTTCGAAAATTTTGGTTTCGAAGTTATAACTTGTTTGGAACCTATGTTTCCGTCTTCTACTGCAAAAGCTCTTATTGGCATAATATCCCTTTATCCTATTTATACAAGTTCTAACAATTCTTTATAAGGAGAATTGAGGTAATTCTTCATCTGTTCTAAGTACTTCTATTAATTCATTTGTTGCTTGAGTTATGTTATTATATCTAGTTTCAAATTCATTCTTATATGTAACTTGATATGGTGGTATTATTTCTGGCATAGTAATAATAATTTGAACGTTTAATGAATCATCTGGATTGAAATTATCGTAATCTAGAATCATTTTTTCATAATTTAAATTATCTTTAAAAAATACAGCTAAATCAAAAGTTTTTTCGGTTGCCATGTTTCCCTTATTATCGATAAGTTCATAAACAACAGTTCTACCTCTTGACATCAAAAAATTTATTCCGTCACTTACGTCTAGATTCTCACCAGATTCTGGTCTATATAAACCTTCAACAGGTACTAATCTAAAATTTTTAAATTGAACTGGCGCATCAGAAGAATTTATTAATTGTAAAACTCCAGTATGTAACATATATTGTTTTGCAAGTCTTAATCTTTCTTCTTCTTTTAATATGTGTGTTAAAGTAACAGGATCTCCATGAGGTGCAACAAACTTAGCCATTGTTATACCAGGTGCAAGCTTTGTTCTCATAGTGATAGGTAATCCTGCTGCTACTTGATTTACAGGATTAAAAGTTGGTGCAACATAATAATCAGTTTTAACGTTTGTAATTTTATCTGACTTATATAATTTTGCTGGATTTCTAGATCTTCCAAGAGGAACACCACCTCTTACTGCTATCTTATCTTTACCAACTGATCTTCCAGTAGCGGCTGGTGTCATTCTTGAAACGTGTGGAGATAATACGCCATCAGTTATACATGCACCAATAAATGTTTCATTTCTTGCATTATTAGGATCTCTTAATTTTGATCTTACTTGCATAGTATTTAAATCTGTAGTTGATACACCGCCATAATGTTCTAATCTATTTAACTTGTTAAATAACGCTCTGTCTTCATCAATTGATAATCTTTTAATTGCAACTGTAGAGTTTTCAAGTGCACTGTTCATTAATGTTTTTGTAGGCTGCTGAGTATTTTTATTTGTTGCTGTTGTATCAGTTGCGCTATGTCCACCAGTGCCAGCACCGGATCCTAGTGCACCAGCAACTGCAGCTTTTGCAGATTGATTAGCATCAATTGCTTGAGTGGCA